TTATGGTGAAATGCAGCAAAAGCTTCGGTCGTAAAGAAACCGTAGCCACGCGCATCCCACTCAAGGACCTGATTCAGCACTCTAATAAGATCAGAGAGCTTCCTAATTGGTTCTTTCACATAGAAAGGAGTAATATCCAAAGAGTTATGGTAATGTCCCCCGCAAGACTCGCGGAAGACCCCGGTCCAAGCGCTCTTCTTTGAGTTAAATAGAAAACCAAAGAAGAAGAATATACGCTTGAGCCTTGGTACCACCCTATTAGGGGCGATAATATCGTCACCATAGACTGAAATGGTACCCTTTACACCTGATTCCCAACAAACCGCGCGAGTTATCGCGTAGAATAGGAGGGACTCGAGTTCGAAGGTAAAGCCATTTCCCATAGAGGAGAACATTTCCAATTCGTGGATCTGCCCATCGACCATGGTTTCTTTTACTCGAAGATCGTCCAGCAATGACCACCACTCAAAAGGTAGCAACTCGATTACGAGCTGCCTTGAAATGGAGTCGGAAGCTGAACTAAGATCTATAGTCGCGAGGTGCTTTTTAACACCAATCCGCGCCAGATCTCGATTCCGGGACTGATCGTTAAGATCAATACCGATTCGCTTCAAGTTCCTACGAATGTGGTTACCCACACTGCGTTGGAGGAACATATTAATCTCGGGCTCTTTACAAGCCACGCGATCAATATCAGAGGACTTAGGGACCGTAAATAGACTCGACGATTCACGAGACTCAATACATTGGGCTTCTAGAATAGTTCCAAAGGAACTTTCTTGCCAGTGTTTTAAAGCCGATGAACTGCCGTGTGCTTTACCGGTAAATTTATCAGCCGCAGCGGTTACGCTGCGTCCGATTCGAGTAGAGGCCCCATTCGTATGCATACCAGACATAAGAATATCTGGATATTGCATAGGGCCAAGAATGTTAGAAACAATCGTTCGGACTTTAGCCCTGAGAACTTCCCAGGTAGTCCATCCGAAATTTTCGTCAGCAAACATAAGCCGCTGATTTGTTTCTGCATTCCTTTCCTCGGTAGCTAACCATTTCTTTATGGCTGCCATACGCCGAACATCAGATGGTGTCGTCGTTGAATCACAGTATTTGCTAAGATACTGCTCTCCAAGATATCGTCCTTTC